CCCGCTAAGTCGGAGTGTGCTAACTATGCACGCGAGGGCCATCCGGCGACCTTAGGTCGGATATGTACAGGAGGGTCGTTTTTGACCACTCTTACTGATAGGGCGTCCAATCCGGTGGCGGTGGCCGGCAGGTACATCGCATATGGCTCGGGGTGGGTCGAGTCCCAGCGCAATTGGGGGTGCGAAGGCTAGATCCTGCGAAAGCAGCTTAGCACCCAGTCAGTGACTATAACCGTTGACTGGCTAAAATGTGCACGCATTCCCGGACGCTTGAGCGGGTCGCCAGAAGGGCTTCGGCCTGACTTAGACCGCTGCGACCCCTTCGGGGGCCGTGGCCGCTCTACATAGCATTGGGCCGGACGGCAGGAAGGGCAACCTGTGATCCCTAACTCCATGATGACATCTCTCTACGGGGGCTTTGTGCCCGAAAGGCAACACCACGACTCCATCGTTTCACCTGAGGGCGGCTTGCTAGCCACTTGCGCGTCCTCCATCGGGTCCCTTTCGTACTTGCTCCCGGACTGGAGTATCACCCCCGGCGCTTTGTCGGGGATCCATGGCCACGATGCCCACGTTGCGGATGACACCCACGTGGCGGAGCCGTTCTGCATGAAGTGCAGTCATCAGTACTTTGCGGCAATGGCAGTTCCGGTCGAAGAGGCCGGCTTTGAGGCCATGGTGCTCGTCCCTCATGGGTGTGCGCGCTGTACTGACCCAGTTGACCTCGAAGCACTAGTCTACGAGGAAACGTGGGTCAGGCTCACACATGAGGAGCGGGACATTCTCACGTCAGCTCAGCGCAACAAACTGAGCAATCCGCGCATGTCCGTCGACACGCAGATCACCTCGCTCTTCTCACGGAGCGGTGCTGAGACTTCTGGCCTCCGGTCCATCTCGATGAAGATGTTCCTTGCACGAGTCTTGGCATTGCAGACAGAGCCGGTGTCTTTCCGCGTCCCATTCTGTCGGCGAATTTGGTTGCAGCTTTACAATGCGGTGTTCTCCACCTGCTGCACAATGCGCAAGGCACTTGAGCATATCCACCCAGTTTGCGGCACCATGCACGCATCTTCTTTCCGTCCTTACGGCGTGAACGTGCAAGGTGGAATGCCAAGTGTGCCCGTTGCTGACCGGCGCATCCTGGAACCCTTTGAGGCCCAGGACCGCCGTGCCGCCATCGACGGCGGCATTTTCGGCAGGGTCTTCCTGAAAACTCCGCAGCACACAGGCAGAAATGTGCCCCGCCAGCACGACCTGGAGCGCATCCCAGGGCTGGTTGTCTGTGGTTCGGAGGTGGCCTTCCTGCGCAAGCTTCCGTGCTTGGGCAGGCAGATTGGCCCTATGCTTGGCCAAGCTGTCATTTGGGATCACCAGTCTATTATCAACATGGAGATGGCCCTCCAGGAGCGTACCAAGATCTTAACGCCATGGAACCCCACGCGGGATATCAAGAGGAAGCACAACTTGTTCTTCAAGCTCGCCATGGCCCACTGCTTCACACGAAGCCGCATCTTGGAAAAGGCGCGCGAGCTGCCCATTTTGGCGCAGCTCGGCAAGCCCAAGCTCTCGGAGGAACAGGCTACAGCGGCGATCCAAGCGATGATTGGCCTGGGCATCGAAGCCCCTGAGGCCATTCTGAAGCTTGAGACAACCGTCAAGCCCAAGAAGCCACCCAGGATTGTGGTGAACGTTGGTACCGCCGTGCAACTGCTCAGCGCCGTGGTCGTCAAGGTATTTGAGGCTTGCCTCGAGGACTTCGACGGTTGCTGCAACATCAAGCACCGGCCCAAGGACGAGATCTGTCAGGAGATCTCATATCAG